GCTTTTGACAATACACAAAAAGGAATAACGATAGTCTATGAAAAGTCAGGTGGACGAAAACGGATAAAAATCTACTAAGTCTCCACCGATGATTATATTATCAAGCTCTGTCAATCTATAGTCTTTGATTATTTCCATAGCCAGAGACAATGCTTTTTTGTCCTCGTAAGGGATATGCAAGTCCGATATGAAAATCGTCCTAATGTGATTCTGATTTTTTGCTGTCATTTATTCTTCTAATCTCTTTCCAATAATAATGCTCTGCTAAATCTTCAAAACTTAATGACATGGGTTCTAAATGACTCTTAATCGTTGTGTCTTTTTTATAGGTTTTCTGTATGTATAGATTCAGCTTTAAGAAATTATCGTAGAGTTCTACGAAAGAGCCTTCTACTTGGTCTTCAGTCATGTTCTTCTCCCCTGAAATATTTATTTATAAATTTTAATGCGTTCCCTGTCTTGACATCATTTGGAGTAAATCTTAATAGCTTCCAATCTAAAAAAGTAGCTTCATTGTATTTCTCCATGTCTTTGACAAACCCAGAACCTCTTGTGTGCCTACCCATGATCCACACAGCTCCCTCGATTTCAATAGCTAATCTTTCTTTTAAAAAAGCTAAGTCAAATCTCCATCTTCTTACGTGGTGGAATTTATGTTCTCTTACAGGAACAGGTAAAGGCTCTCTATACCAATTGCTATCTACTATAGAATTGTCATCCAATATCTGAGTCAGTAGGATATCTGCCCAGTCTACTTTCGGTTTCTTGTTTGAAACGGACTGGACTGCACGTCTAGCCATCTTTCAAATCCCCTAGCTCTGCGTTCAGCTATTTTATTAGCATCGACTTGTGCATCTGCCATTTTGTCTAAAGAAGCAGAAATAGCCCTTGTTAATTCTAGGTTAGCTCCGTTTCCATTTCTTGTTTTTCCGTTTTTATTCATCATATAGATGATAGCAAGGACACCTAACAAAGGTGCTTGATTAAATAATGATAAAATAAGTTCAGCTTCCATCCAATAAGTCTCTTAATAAGGAATTTTGCTCTTGACATCTGCGAAAATCAATTACAGATATCTCTGCATCTTCCTTGCTTAGACATAAGTATTGCAAATTATCAGGAGAATTACAATTGACAAACTCAATATTTGTATATGTAAGTTTTTTTGGAAGTTCCCTTTTAGAATGGGTTAAATTAGAGCATGAAATAAGGAATATTGCTATTAAAACAGTATAAACATATGCTTTTATGCTGAAAGGTGGCTTATGATGCTTTAAAATGCGTCTAAGAGGATTTATCACTATTTCCTCACCAATAAGAATGGAATGGGCTAAAGTTTATTAGAAACACCAATGCAAGTGAGATTAATCCTAATAAATACAATTTAAAATATCTCATCCGTTTCTTATCTTGTTCAGCTCCGTTATAAAGTTATCCGATTCTTTATTCTTCAACCTGTGTTTCCAATCATCTATTTTCTGCTGAGTTTTTTTCTCGTGTTTTAGGATTATGATCTTATCTTTCATGTTACGGACTTGCTTTTCTAATCTTTGCACTTTTCTCTTTTGGAGAAACCCCATTAATAGAGCAAGTCCTTTATTCAATAAATCAGAAATTATATTACTTATCAATTTAGCCCACATCTCTCAACTCCAAAGTAATATCTTTTTGTGTGAGTCCTAAATCCTCAAAATATTTATCTGCTTCAAGTCTTGCTTCGTCAATATCCGTAGTGATAATGCTATTTGTATCTATAACCTTCTTGTTTTCATGGTCATAAATAATAAGTTGAAATCTCATTTTCCCTCGTTTAAAAACATAGCTATTAAACCTGCAACACCAGCTACAGCAGTTGATATAACAGTCCAGCTTTCATTAGAGACACCAATGGCGAGCATTAGACCAGCAAGACCAGCATAAGTGGAAGGTTCTTTTAGTAACTTCACTAATTTAATCATATACGCACTCTCCTTTTATAAATTTATTATACTTTATTCTTTGATAAATGGTCGAATAATAATTCAAGTTGTTTTTGAATGACGTTTTTAATTTTTTCTTCTGTGTCTTTGATTAATTGTTCATCAGCTAATTTACAAGATGGGTTTAGGTGTCTTCCACAATTACTCGCCATGACTTTGATAATTTCTTTTGCTAAGTCTTCAACATATTTTGTTATCATCATTCTTCCTCATAAGCTGTGTAGACTGTTTTGATATCATCTTTTTGATTATCTTGAGGTCGTTTTCCATCCATGAAATCTTGTCCATGTTTATAACCTAAATAATATGAGACTTTAATAATTTCTTCGAGACTAGCTGACTTAGTATTAGACATATCCTTAGTTACAGGAAGTTTTTTTGCATTGTTAAAAACAAAATTAAGGTAGGTCTGCAAAGAAGAATAATCTTTTAGGTGGACAATAAGTTTTAATTTATCACTTGATATGGTTGTAAAAAAGTTTCTCATCAGTTAGAATCTCCTTTCGTAGATTGAGTTTTGCTAAACATTGGTTTGGTAACGAAGAAAGCTAAGAGATTAGCACTAGAACTCAATCTCGGCTTACTTAAAATTTTACACCTCCCAAATAATAATCACAAAATTTATTAACATTGCAATAATGTTGGCATCTTATATCTTCCCCTTTTCTTAAAACAATCTTATACCCCTTTGTCAAATCGTTATCATTGAGATATTGTTTTACTTGTTCCTTTGTATCTAATAAACGGAGAGCATTTTTTCTACCATCTTTATAGATGGCATATTTATTATCTGTTGCCCATCTTTCCTTAGCTGTGCATAAAGGCAATGCTCCAGTTTCTGCATCCTGATGAGCTTTAATCCTAGCAGTTATAAAATCACTTTGTTCTTGCTCACTCCATTTTCTTATAGGGATCATCATGACCTGTTGTTTAGGATAGTTGTCGGACTTTTGAACTTGCCTTATAGACCAATCTCGCATGATGCCCATAACGGCTAATGATTTTGGTTGTACCCTTTTTTTATATATTTTTAATTCATCTGGGTTATGTCGGCAAAGAAAGTCTAAGACGTTTAATTGTTGTTCCCATTCAGGCTTCCCTTTCCCCATTGCATCAACAACTGACCAAGCAGATGTAACTTTAAAATCTATTAAAGCACCTTTACTTAATAAATCGAACTGTCCACTTAATGTCCATCCATTAGTTTCCTTGCCTTTGTAAAATAATCTTTTCTCGGCTAGGTCTTTTCTAGTCTTTGCTCGTTCTATCATGTAATGGACTGAACTTCCGATTAAGGCAAAAATCTTGTCAGCAACATCTTCTTCTATTTCGTCTTGATGTTGTTTCTCTAACACCCTTATTCTAGGAGGAGATATTAAACGAGTAGTGCTAATATCGCTACCCTTGCTACTGTAGGGATCGTTGGCTACTGCATTTACAATAGCTTCTGGTAAATTAGATTTGTTAGTTAATCTCATATTATACTCCACACATCCCTTCACATTCTGCATCAAATAAGTCTAGCTGATCTTCTTCCTTTTCGTTTGCAAAATTTTCTAAATTATTTTTTGAATGGATAGAAAAGTCATACTTAGGATCTTTCCACATATCTGTTTTTTTATAAACTTCTTTGACATCTTTTTCATATTGAATAGCTTGTTCAAATTCTTCAGGGCTATTCTTTTTTAGGTTTGTCCAAAAAACTTTGCCATGATATGGGCAAAATATACAGGCAGAACGTGGAGGTATATCTAAGTTGTTTTTACTAAACCAGTCTAAACAATCATCTCTGCTTATATTGTTTTCAATTAATGGATAACTATGTTTGATCCATAAAACCTTAGATATTTTTATTCTTGCAATTTCATCAGTAGAAATTCCTATAATCATATTAACCCGTACATCGGTTTCTTTATTTTTAATTTTGCATTTACGTCTTACAAACACTTTGATCGGTTGTATTTTATAATCGCCTGTGCAACCTCTCGCTAAAAAACCTTTAGATTTCCCTTCATTGAACAAATGAAATGGTACTGTTGCTCTAATATATTTAAGACCTGTTACTTTTGAAGTTCTTAATCTCAATGAATCTTCTGCAAGATTCCCTTTGGAAACTTTATAAACAGGATATGGCAATTGTTGCTCTAGCCAATCTAACCATTTATAAACAGCTTTCGGTTCTCCTTGTGTATCAGCGAATACAGCAAAATCTGGCATAGGTTCAAGTTCTTTTTTAGCATACATCATAGCTAATGTTGAACTCTGAACTCCTGCTCCTAAAGACAAAACATTATACATAATATTTAAAATGGTATTGATTCATCTCCTAATTCGGCACTATTCCCGTCTCCCATATCTACAGTCGAACCCTCTAGTTCTTTGCAACGTAAGATGATTTTTCTGATACCTTCTGACAGTTGATTAAAGACTTCACGATTGCCCTGTTGATAATCTTCTATCGAAAAGAAAACATCTTCGTTGTACTGCTTCGGTAGTTCTTCTTTTGTAGCTAAAGGTAATACGTTGACCACTTTTGATTTTCCATTATTGCCCTCAATAATATTAAGAGTACATGGAATACCTAGTATGTTTATCAAGTCGAAACCTTTCTTCTCTTGCTCTGTAAATGCTCTACCTCTCCAAGATGACAAGTCAGCACCCATATTAGACTTCTCATGGAGAGATAGAGTATAAAACTTTGAGATGGTCATGGGTTCGTCATTATTTAATTCATCTGGAACTTCCCATATAATAAGAACTTGTTCCTTGTATGATATTTCTCCAGAAAATTCTTGTTTCTGTGTACCCAAGCCTATAACTTTGATACATCTTGCGTTGTGCATCCCGATAGGAACTTGTGGATACCCCGTATTTCCCTCAGATGCTGTTACTACTAATGTTGTCATATTTTTCTCCTCTAAATAAATAGTTGATTACTGAAAGATGTATCAGGAAAAGTCTGCCATTTTTAAATGACAAGTTATAGTGACCCAGATACACCACAGTCACCGAGTGTTTTGACAGTAACCCATGTAGCATGGTGTTAATTTGGTACGCAATCGTTATAATTAACTTTAAAAGTATTCTCGCTAGCTCTAAACCATTACTTACCATGCTTTATTAACTTTACTCAATGGTTCTAGTTTGTCAAATATAAATTGATATTAGTTAATTTTTGGTTACTCTTTCTGTATGGATAACATTATAGAACCACAAACAAAGTACCAATTAGCTATTGAAAGAAAGAATGAGATAGTCGGGAAGTATGGAGGTAGAAACCTATCTCGCATGCTTAATATTTCGCACCCAGCAGTATCCAAGTGGAAAGCTATACCACCATACCGAGCATTTCAGATCGCCAAACTAGGTGATTATGAAGTAGAATATATAAGACCTGACTTAAATACTTCACCCATTATTTAGTGGGGAATGGCATTTTTCTCTATCTTCTGTAAGCCGTTTCCCACTCTATAGCAATCGCATGCAATCGCATAGCAACGCATAGCAACTCTATTTGGTAATCGCATAGCAATGATGTTTTTTTTTTTGAGTTTTTTAGGGTTTTTTTTCAAATGTCATTTTACCCCTGTTTTATATGGTTGTTTTACGTATGCGATAGCAATGCAATCGCAATGCGTTCGCAATGCAATCGCAATGCGATAGCAATGCGATTCGATAGCCCTTCACTTCCTATAAGTAAGTAAGTAAGTAAGTAAAAAAGTAAGTAAGAAAATACAAGATATAGTAGTGTAGAAGTATAAAGAAAGTAAGTAAGTGCATTTCTTTTTTTTTGACAACTGGATTCTATTCTATTAAGATTAGTTAATAAGGAGATAGAATGAAGACACTAGAATTATTTGATTGGGAAGAAACGTATGATATAAAAACACTTCTTGCGAAAAAACCTTTTCGCCTTACGGATATAGACTTGTTGGGTAGAAAAAAAACTGTTGAACTCGCTTTGTTATATTATAGAAAAAATGGATTTCCTTATTATAAAATTGAAAAAGAGAAAGCCGAAAAGGTTTTCAAAAAATTGCAGGATTATGATAGCAATTTAGTTTGCGAAAATGATATTTTTTCACAAGATATGAAAGGATTAAGTTTGGCATGGCAATACTTTCCCCATGCTTTTGATGTACTTACGGGAAAAAGTACCAAAACTCCTTTAAAACAGTTCAACGATGATGACAGTTTTAGGGTTTGTCTAAACAAAGTTTTCGACTGGTGTGTTAAACACGAAGATGCAAAAATGTCAGAAAATCGGATTAGGCAGGGTTTGAAATTTTTTGGGGGAATTAATGGGGTGTCTAATTTTAGACCGACTGTTGCAAAATATATCTATGATAATTATTCAGGACATGGAGTTGTTTGGGATATGTGTGCTGGTTGGGGTGGTAGATTGCTGGGAGCTTTGGTTTCCAGTAAAGTTAAAAAATATATAAGCACAGAGCCAAGCACAAAAACATTTCAAGGTTTAAATAAACTTGCAAAGGATTTTTTACCTCATTGTAAAAATAAAAAAATAGAAATACATAATAGAACTTGTGAGGATTTTATACAGAAACCACATAGTTTAGACTTGTGCTTTACTTCTCCCCCTTATTTTGATACAGAAAAATACTCGACTGAAACAACACAAAGCTATCTTAGATACCCTACTAGGCAAAAGTGGAAAGAGGGGTTTTTGTTTAAAACATTAAGGTTGTGTTATGTTTGTTTAAAAATAAATGGTTACTTGGTAATCAATATTGCAAACGTAAAAACATACCCAGATTTAGAAGATGTAATGGAGGTTTATTGCAGAGAACTGGGATTCTTTCGTATTAAGAAATATAAAATGATTTTGTCATCAAACTCAGGCAGAGGGGTAAAATATGAACCAGTTTTTGTTTTTAAGAAAAAATAGGTTTGTCTGTGAATTATTCAAATGAGAAAAAGTCCATTGACGGAACAGAGTCCTAGTTTTCAATTTTATGCAGGAGATTGGATTAGTGATCCCAACAGAATGAGATTGAGCCTAGAAGAACAAGGTGCTTATATATTATTGTACTCACATTGCTGGAGAGGACATACCATACCTACCGATATGGAAGTATTAGCTAGAATGTGTAATTGTTCTTTGGACAAGATCAATAAAATATTTCCAAAGATAAAACATTTGTTCGAGAAACAGGATGGTCTTTTAATATGTCCACAAGCTGAGGAGGAGAGAAAAAAACAGGCACTTAATCGAAACAAGCGAAGTGTCGCAGGCAGAAAAGGTGCAAAAGCGAGATGGGGAAATGATAGAAGATAAAGAGTATGAACCACCAGATTGGTTTTGGGATGATGATATAGACTCAGAAGAATATGAGGAGGAGGAATATGATGAGCAGGGATGAGAATGAACCTGATGTACCACTAGGATACGAAGCATTTTATAGGCTCTTAGAACGGATTGCTATTGCTTTGGAAAAAATTGCCATTGATAGTGACTCGCTTCAAGGAATGGCATACGTTTCTAAGAAGAAACAAAATCCAGAAGAAAAAAACTAATGGCAAATGTTTTTAATGGACACGTCTTTTATACAAATTGTAGCCAGTATTACAAGTTTTTATCTTATTTTGGAGAGAAGCATACTTTCCAAACGTTTGACGATAAAGGACAAAATAAAAAACTGATTAAACAATTGCATGGAACGATTAAGGAACACTTCCATGAATTAGCAGATTTAAACAGGCAGGGTGCAGGTGTGTTCTTTACAGTTAATGAGACCGATTTAGTCGGTAGAAGTACCAAACATATTAAAAACGTAAGAGCAGTATTTATAGATTTAGATGGAGCATCACTACCAGAGAAATTTGATTTGAATCCACATCTTATAATCAATACCAGTCCAAACAAATATCATTGTTACTGGTTGGTAAAAGATATGCCACTTGAAAGTTTTAGTTTATTTCAAGAAGCATTAGCTATCAAGTTTAAATCTGATTCAAAAGTAAAAGATCTCCCCAGATTGCTTAGAATAGCAGGATTTCATCACAATAAAAAAGAACCTTACCCAGTAACAATCTACAAATGGTGTGGAGACAAACCTTATACAAGAATCCAAATAAGAGATACATTACGATTACAAAAACCTAAGAAAAAAGAATATCATCATGAAACACAGACTTATAAAGGCAAGTATAATGGTACTCTTAGATATGGTGCTTCT